ATGTTCCGGCCCAGGAAATCCACGACGGTGCGGACAGCGGACTGCGCCCGCCAGATCGCCCCGTAGTCAGCCGTGTAATCATCGGCCAGGCGGATCCTGTCCGCGCGCAGGGTTCCCGGGCGGGACAGTCCCCTGATGGTCCCCTCAGACACTACGAAAGCCAACAGATCCACCGCCCTCCGCTAAAGTGCCTGGATAAAATCGACGTCGGCGCGGGCTATGACGGCCTCGCCGTCCAGCCTTGCCGGTTCAGCGCCCGGCTCCATGACCGTGGCGTTACGCAGGAACAGCAGGTCAGCGCTGCGCCGGACCAGTAGCCCGTCCAGGGCGCGGCCCGATTTCAGATTCACCACCACGCGCTTGGCGCGCAGCCGCCGCCACGCCAGCAGCGGCAACGCCAGGGCCAGGACCAGCCCGCCCTCAGCCGCTACCAGCGCGGGAAGCAGCCAGTCCATAGCGTGTCCTCTCGTCAAACCACCATTAGGGCGCCGTCCTCATAGGCGGACACCTGCTGAACCTCCACCGGGCGGGACACATCCCACACCGCGCCCGTTACCGCCATCAGCGGCGCGGCGCCGTGCGGGGAATCCTTCCGGTTCCACACCCACGAATCGCCCAGCGGCTTGGTCACAGCCGTGGCCGCGACCAGGTCCAGGACGGGCTGGGGCAAATGCCAAATCCGCGCCGGCCTGTCCGCCTCCGTTTCGCCCGCCGCCGGATCCGGTTTCCAGACGTGCGCGCGGATCCCGTCATAGAACCGTCCGCAGCCTGCGCCCAGGTCCGTGCCGCCCCACTCGATGACGTCCACGTTCTCCAGTTCCTTTAGCTGCGGCACCAGGCCCGACACCGGAGCGCCCCGCGCCTGAACCACCACGCGCAGCCGCCGGGTCGGGGAAGCCCTGGACGCGAACCATTCCAGCGCCCAGTCCTGCCCATACCTGGCCGCGACGATTTCCGCGTGCAGCCCGCCGTCCGGACGCCTGCCCCCGACGCCGATAAAAGTCCGGGTCCGGTCATGCTCAGTATCCACACAAAAGGTCACCGGCTCATCCGCGGGAATGGACGAACCCGGGTCCGTCCCGGCCTCCCAGGATCCCGGCGGGAAAGGCCCCTCAGCCGCGCCGTCGTTCCACTGACACAGGACCTCAGTCCTAAACACCCATTCCGGGTCCGTGCGGCGCGCCGCCATGATGGCCCGCTCAGTGATCGCGTACCCCAGCGACGGATTAGCCGCAGCCCAGCCGTCCCGGTCATCCATCGAACAACCCGGCGGCGCGGACCATTCAAAGATCGCCAGCGAATCGTCGTCGGTGACGTCCTCGCCATCCGGTGGCGCGTCCGCCAGAACCACGTCCATGCCGTCGCTGTTGATCCCGTCCGGGTCACCCAGCGACGCGTGCGCCATCATCCGCAGGTAGCGCAGCACCACACTGGACGCGTCGCCGGCGTTGGACAGTGCAAGGATGAGCGCCAGCGCCCGCGCCATCGTTGTCTTGGTGATCGCGCCCCAGGCGTCCCAGCTTTGATGCTCGCGCAGTTCATCCAACAGGATCAGGTCCCCGGCCAGGCCACGGCCGCCGCGCCTGGACGCCGCCTGCACCTTGTACCGTTCGCCGCCCTCCAGCTCCAGCGCTTTCTTCCCGTTCGTCCTGTTGACCCGCCGGATTTCCGCGGCGAGGTCCGGGCAGTCCTCAGCGATTTCCACCGCGCCCTGCCAGACCTCTTCCGCGATGTCCAGGTTCTGCGCCGTGCCGATGACCAGGCGCGCCGCCCGGACGTACATAAAGAACAGCGCCAACACCTGGGCGATAGTGGACTTGCCATTCTGCCTGGCGACCAGCAGAACCACGGTCCGGAAACGGAATGACCCGTCCGGCAACAGCTCCATGGCGTGAATCAGAAACCACTTTTGCCACGGGTACAGCTCCATGCCCAGAATGTCCTGGGCGAAGTCGATGCACGCGAAACCCGCCGACGTCTTAGGCGTCAGCCGGCGCAGCGGCGGCGTAAAAACCCGCGGGACCTCATGGCCCAGCAGCGGCTTAGGCGCGCTTCCTTGCCGACGTCTTGGCGCCGCCCTGGACGGCCCGGAGCTGCGCGAGCTTGCCACCCTTCTCCGCCTCCTTCCGCGCGTCCAGGACCTTGCGCCCGGACGGCGTCAGCCCCAACTGATCGCACGCTTTCAGATAGACGGACTGGGTGACGTTATCGAACCTGTTGTCTATGACCGGCCAGTCCGGATCATCCAGGCGCTCGGCCATCATCATCAGCACCGCCACCGCGCCCTCATCCATCGCCGTGATGATGCCCTCACGCTTAGCCGCCTGGACGGACTCGTTCGTGACGTGCCAGATTTCGCCCTGCATGGTCAGCGCCTGATACCAAACAGGCCAACTACCAGGATGAGCAGCAGCAGGATAACGATGAGCCAAAGCGGGTCCATGACCGTGTCCTTTCCGTGGTGTCCCTATACTGGGTGTGGCAGTGGCCGGTGAGGTTCGCTTTTCGGGAGTAGAGCGAACCCATGACCCGGACGCCAGCCGCCGATTCCTATAGGCGGCTACGCCCCCGCAGGTTTGGGACTTGCGGGGGCACTTCCGTTTTCAAAACAGCGCTGGCTGTGCGCCTGCCAGTGAGTCGGCCTTGATGTTGTTGCAGATGAGATGCGCCAACTGCACGTTTCCGGGAACATGCGCCCCACCCAGCGACACCGGGACGATGTGGTCCAGGCTGGCGCTCATGGGATCCGGATATCTGGCCGACCTGCTTACACGCTTCCCGCAGATGCCGCAGCGCCAGCCGTCCCGCTCAAAGATTTCCCGCTTATTGATCGGCAGGTAGTCCACGCCATGACGGCGGGCGCGCTGCCTGTAGTGTCCGCGGCCTCCGCCCTGATATGCGGGGTGGCCCTCAGCCCTGCGCTGTGCGCGATAGTGCCGCACGCATTTATTCAGTGCGATGGTTGGGGCGTCGCAGCCATCCACCACGCACACCAGCGGTTGCGTCCGCATGCTTCCTGGTGGCCTGCCAGTGGGAACGTACTGCGCGCGCTTCCGTTCCTTGGTCAGCTCGTAATAACCGTCTAGCTTTTGCCGTTTGTACCTGAATGCGTACCTGCACGCGTCCGAACAGTAACGGCGCCGCAAAGTTCCACCGCTGAACAAAGTCCCACATTCAATGCAGGGGCGCTCCGGATGTGCCGGTCTCGCATAGGCAGCATTCTTTCCTCGCTGATATTTGGCTGCGCGGCGACAGGTGGCCGTGCAATAGACCTGATTGGGCCGGACCGCCTCAAACTCTCCGGTACACCAGACACACGAGACAGCCAACGTCCACCCGCCTGTCTACATACTTTAGATGCGCGTGACCCGGCCTACCCCTTGGGAGGGGGATGACACACTGCGGGCGAAAGCGTCCGCCCCTCATTCATGCAGAGATTTTGACGCCCCTACCCCTGGGTGGCTGTCGTTGGTGCATCACCATTGTCTGGATAGGAGCCCTAGCCCGGGGGGTGGTGGCTTGTTGCCTCGTTGTTTGTTGCATCGCTGATGTGCTGCTGCCAGGTTGGCGGGGTCCTCGCGTAGTTCGGGGTGTGTTGACCAGGGTTTGATGTGGTCCACGCTGAATGCCATGTCGTCGTCGGGTGGGAGTGTGTAGTCGATGGCTTCTCCGCATAGCCAGCATGGCCGGCGCTGTGCCTTTAGCTCGCGGGCTAGGCGTTGTCCTCGTCTGCTGTGTCGGGCTTTGGCTGCGCCGTCCATGTCCCTCCGCCCCCACCCAAGTGGACACACAGCGTCTTGGAGCATCCGCAGTTGCCACACCAGCAAACGTAGTTGCATGTGCATGCCATCACTGCGCCGATGATGTCCATTTAGTCCTCTCCACTGGAACAGCGCCGGCGGGGGCATGGACCCGCCGGCCATGGCCTGGCGTGGAATCGGGGCTGATTATTTTTCTTGGACAATCGTCTATTTGGACTAGACACTACACGGTTAGGCGTGTATTCTAGATACATCAGCAAGACACAACTCCACAGAGAAAAGAGAATCCGATGCTCGGACAATCCCGCAAGGACAAAGCAGCCGAAGCCGCTGAGCGCTACGAAGCATTCCAGAACACCTTCGCCGGCCAGGTCAAGAAAATCCAGGATTGCAAGGACCACACTTTCGTAGCAGATCCTCACTACGACAACAAGGAATTCTGCTCCACCTGCGAAACGGAAAAGTAAACCAGCCGGCCCCGAAAAGGGGCCGGCTTTCTTTCGTTTCGGGTTCCTGCCTGCCAGGCCCGGTCGTTGGTCTCAGCGGTTCCGGGCCTGGCGTCGGCAGGCTGGCGTTTCCCTGGACGTGCCCGATGGGGACGGGTGACGGGTCCGGTATAGCCAACATGGCAGACGTGGCGCCCTGACCTGGGGGGTGGATAGGCTGCCACGTCTGCCACCTGCACCTAAGTGTTTACCAGCCCCGGGCGTCTAGTCAACATGGACACACGCTGTTGTAAAAGTTTTGACTGTTTGTTTGTCATATCCCGTCAGGCGGCGGCGCGGGCCTCCGGGGTATGACATGAGCATTCGCAGGTGCCGATGGCGTTCCCGCGGCGGGCTGGGTTCCAGGCGATGCCGGTGCAGTGGCGATGGGATCCGCAGCGGCATTGGGCGCTGACCCGGAGCTGGGGCGTGTCGCCGGGCGGGCTGTTTGCGGATGGTGCGGGCGGGGTGGTCCCAGGCGGGTGTCATGGTTTCCGGTGCGGGCTGGGGTACTGCACGGATGTACGGTACACGTCCGCGAGGTCATAGAGCGACCGCCGGCGGGCGTCCTCGCCCTGCTTGTGGATGAGGCCGCGGTGTGCCCAGTTCCTGATGGTGGATTCGGGGCGGTCCACGGCGACGGCCGCGGACACGGTATCCACCAGGACCCGCTTTGGCTGCTCGCTCATGTCAGGCTACCCATCGCCTACTGCCAAAGGCGCCAGCGTTGATGGCATCTATGACAGTGCCGTATTCCAACAGGACGGGATGGACTATCTTGAAGTCCTGCTCAAACAGTTCCAGTGAATGAGTCTGACGGTTGTGGTTTTCGATCCGCAGATCAAACATTTCCCGCAGGTCCGCCGCTATCGTGTATCCCCAGGATTTCCGCCTGCCCTTGCCCAGGGTGACGATGGTTTTCACGAAGGGATCGCCTTCGATGTCGAATGCGATTTCGCCCCTGGCGGTTTTGGCCAGTGCGGCATCGGCAGCCCTGCCCTGCGCCTTGTCTATGCGGTCCCATTGGGCCATGAGCGCCAGCTCAATAGGGTCGCCTCCGTCGAATTCGACTTCGCCGTTCTCAATCATGAGCCGGACGCGGCGGGCAACGAGCCTGCGGATTTCCGCATTGGCGCTTGTATCGTCGGCAGCGTCCCAAACGATTTTCCTGCCCTCATCAAACAGTGCCTGTTGTGACGGGGTCAGCATTTCATGTTCATGCGGCATTTTGCGCCTCCAGTTCGTTGGCATATAGGCGCAGCCATTCCGCGATGTCCCGAATGACTGCGGGTGTGTGGAATTCGTGGTAGGTCTTTGGGACAGCTTCCGGGTAGTCGTGCATGGCGCGGATGGTCCAGGCCCGATTGTTGGGGTATTGGAATTGCGCGAGTGTCATCAATGCGGAACAGGTGGTGCGGTTGATTTTTTCGTCGTTCTGCCGTTTTGCCGCCGCTTCCTCGCGTTCCCTCAGTGCAGCCGCGTCCAGCAGCGGGCGTGGCTGATACGTCTTGCCGTCCAGGCCATGAACGGGGACAGGGTCAGGCGGATCAGGTGTGGGTGAGTAGTTACTACTCACCTTGAGGTCATCACGGATGCTCGACTGGCTAACGCCCACAATGGGCGCGATGGCGCGCGTACTCATGCCCTCCGCAGTAAGCGCACGGACGAAGTCGCGCCGGTCATCGCGTGCCAATTGCATAGGCTCATCCCCCAGCGTGTCGGTGAGGTAGGCAGTCCAGGATTCATAACCAAGTGCGGCATGCGCGTTTCCGTTCTTGGCCTCCTGGACCAGGCTCATCAGCTGCGCTTTGGTTTCGGCGTAGTTGAACGCGGCCCTCCGTATCTGCTCGGTAAGCCGGCGGGCTTCCGCTTCCGGCATCACCGCCACTAGCTCGGTCCCTGTTTCAGTCATCACAGCCACCAGGTTGCGGTGGCCCATCCGGCGATGAGTCCGGCGGTGAGGTATGCGGCGTGGACGAATGCGTGGCGTCGGCGGGTTCTGCGCTCGATGGGTCGGATAGTTTCCCGGAAAAACCTGTAGTAGCTGTCCGTCGTCATTTCTTCCTCCTATGTCGGGGTCCGTCCGGCCAGGACCAGGTCCCCTCCGGATCGCTTAGAGTGGTTGCGTCGCCGGACACGGGCCAGGGCCAGCCCTGTCCGGCGCGCTGTTCGGCCTTGGCGACGGTCTCCGTCATCAGCGCGGGGTTGTCCGCTTGCGCCTCGGCCCGCGCCTGCGCGTCGGGCGTGGTGTGTGCTTGGCCATCAGGCGGCGGGTTCATCCGGGATGACTTCCACTGTCCGGACCAGGATGGACAGGGACAGCATGGGCAGCGCTTTCTTGTCGCCCAGCCCTTCAATATCCACGCCGTCCTGGCTGATGAACCAGGGGAACTCTTCCCCGTCGATGAACAGTTTTTTGGCGCGCAGGTCCACGACGGCTTTGTCCGGCAGGCGCGGGATGCTTTGGCTCATGGCTGGCCCTCCAGGATGTGGTGTCCGCAGTTGGGGCATTGGATGTCCACGTCCACCAGGGTGGATGTGGTCTGTCCGGTGCGGCGGCGCCAGTCGCGCATGTAGGAATTCCGAGCGAGCTTGCACGGGGTACAGGGTTCCTCGCCTGTTCTGATGTGGCGCTGGAGTCCGGCGTAGGTGCCGCAGGGTGCGACGTCGTCCACCACTGTGGGCGCGCCGTTGTAGGCGTAGTTCATGGCGCGCCCTTGGCTGGTCCGGCCAGTCCGAAATCCTGCTGGCACTGCTCCACCGCCAGCCGGAACGCGGCGACGGCCGCGACGAACGGCTGGCAGTGCCTGGGGAAGTCCGTCACTGCGCGCTTGAAGTCATACCAGGCCAGCCAGGCGCGGCCCTGCGGCGACTCCGACAGGGCACGGCGCATGTAGAGCATGGCCAGGTTGGGCTGGCCCGTCCTTATGGCGTGTTCGGCGCGGCCGATGTAGTCCACTGTTCCCTCCAAAATTCGGCGTCTTGCGTCTATGGAATTTAGACGCTTCCGGTATTAGTAAACAGGCCCGGCGGCCCAGTCGCTGCCACTTGCGGGCGTGTCCTGCGGCGCGCCCCAGCCGCCGGCGGTGCCGGTGTCCTGGCGTGGGGTGCGGGTGACCTGCGCGGACGCGTAGCGCAGCGACGGGCCGACGTCCTCCACTTCCACCTCCACGACGGTGCGTTTCTCGCCTTCCTGGGTTTCGTAGGACCTGGATTTCAGCCGTCCGGTGACGATGACGCGGGCGCCCTTGGTCAGGGACTGCGCGGCGTTTTCGGCCTGTTCGCGCCACACGCCGCAGCGCAGGAACAGGGTTTCGCCGTCCACGGTCTGGCCGGTGTCTTTGTCGTAGCGGCGGGGCGTGGACGCGACGGTGAAATTGGCGACGGCCTGCCCGGACGGGGTGAACCTCAGTTCGGGGTCATGGGTGAGGTTGCCGATGACGGTAATCGTGGTTTCGTTTGGCATCAGTTCAGCCTGACCCTTTCGTCCTCCGCGTCGGCCTCGGCCTGCCATTCTCTGGCGAGCTGCCGGGCGATGGCCGCGGCGCGGCGTTTGCCCAGCCCGTGCGAGAACGACGTCACACGGAAGCCGCCGGGTTTGTCCGGTTCTGTGGTTATGAGGATCAGCGCCAGGGGATAGTCCGGGTCGGCGTTTTTGAGTGCTTCCAGGATCCGGTCCACGGGTGGCTGGTCGGCGGCGCTCATCCGGCCACGCCCTTGACCGCGAGGATGAGCAGGTGGGCGAGGATGACGCCGGCGAACGCGCCCCCGGCGG